TTGTACAAGACTGCGTGTTGCACCTGCTCCTGATTGTGTTGCTTGATCTTTTGCTTGAGATTCTGAATCTATACTTCCATTTCCGCCTAATGGTGCTGGAGGATTTGTTACGCTTTCTGTATTTCCAGATGCGGTGGCCGCCTGTTCTGCGGCTTGAGAAGCCTGTTGAGTTTGTAGTGCCGTATTGTATGCGTCAGTTGCAGTAGCCAATGCATCATTGGCTTCATCAAAATTATCTTGAGCCGCACTAAGAGCATCTTCTGCATCTGTAACATCTTGTTCATCAAGAGGAATGTATTGTTCTTGCTCATCTATCTTTGCATCAATCTCTGTAGTATCCTCACCATTCTCGATAGCAGTTGCTTGTTCTTTTTGTAGATCTTGTAAAATATGCTGGTCGGCTAATAGACCAACATTTGCATTATCTAGTGCTTGTTGTGCCGAGTCGAGAGTTTTCTTTGCAGAATTAGAATTGTTTTGTGCTTCGGTTAGTGCATCAGATGCAATTTTAAGATCTGCATTTGCTTGAGCAAGCGGTACAGGAGGCGTTGGACTAGGAGTTGAACTAGTTGTACCATCGGGGTTAGTTGTTAATGTGCTTCCATCGTCAAATGTTTGTACTGTCGTGCCACCGTCATCAACTGCTGTATTGGCACCCGGTTCTCCGCTTGGATTTGTGCCTTCGTTTGTAGGGCCTTCATCAATGCCCGGAGTAACAGTAGCAGTATCAGCAGGAGTTGTAGTTCCTGAATTTCCAACTGCATCGGTTGGTTGACCGGCGGGCGGTAACTGAGAGTACTGTATGTTTGCCGCATTTATTTGTTCGTTAAGGGTGGCCCGCTGTGCTGTTAATGCTTCAGCTGTGGAAGTATCACCAGAGGCAGTTGCGTGAAAAATCTGAGTCCCAAGGGCAGAATCTTGATTCTGCAAATCTATAATTTTGTTAGATAACGCTTCTTGATCTGGTGTTAGAGTAGTAGCCATAGTTTATTCCTGTACGTTATTTACCCAGATAAATAATGTGTGCAGTTAATCACATCTTACAAAATGGTTGACTCTCCTGTAAACATTATGTTACAATACTAACTGTAGGAGAAAAATAATGACCGGTATAATAACAACAAGAAAGGTCAAGTATCTCAATAACCGAGATCTACTTGCTGAGATTCACAAAAGTAAGAATTCATATAGCAGTTTTACCAAACCCGAATATCACCAATACGATATAATTTTAACTAATTTGGATAAAGTTAACATTAGAACTATTGCAGATGCTAAACGTGCAAGAGCTAAACGTATAGGATTAGAAATATTCAACAAAGCTAAACTAGCTGGGGATAAAAAAGTCAAACTAGCAGAGGTAACTCCAGACTATAAGACTATTCCAAAAACAGATGTCATCATTCGTATAATGACATTCGAACATATTCCTCTAGCACCAGGTCGTAAAAAGACAGTAAAAAGTACCGCAGACGGACACGATAAAGTAAACTTTCCCCCATTCCAACACTGGAAATTCAACGATGCAGATCAATTAGTGTGTGTAGGTAAGAGTCACTGGAAAGGTGGCATTAAAACAGGTAAGTTTTCCAAGGACCACGGACGTATTACAGAAAACTTAGGTAAAATGTATATCAAACTTTCAGAGCGATATGCACAGCGTAGCAACTGGCGCGGTTATACCTACATTGAAGAGATGCGCGGACAAGCCATTTTACAGTTAAGCCAAATTGGCCTACAGTTTGATGAATCCAAATCAGAAAATCCATTTGCATACTACACGGCGGCTGTTACTAATAGTTTCACTAGAGTATTAAACATTGAAAAGAAAATGCAAAATATTCGAGATGACATGTTAGAAGAAGCAGGACTAACTCCAAGTATGACTCGTCAAACTAGAGATGAATTTGCCGAAGAGGTTGCACGTCAGGCTGAAATATACAAGAACCTGCGTATGCCAAAATCCGAAGAGGCACCAGAAGAAGGCGAATCAGAGGCTTGATCTTTGCCATTTTACCTGCTATACTAACTGTAGGAGAAAATATAGATGGGACTTTTTAAGAAGGCCGCGTGTTTTACTGATATCCATTTTGGATTGAAGTCTAACAGCCAAACGCACAACTTGGATTGTGAGGAATTTGTTGATTGGTTCATTCAACAAGCCAAAGAACAAAATTGCGAAACAGCAATTTTTTTAGGAGATTGGCATCACAACCGTAACTCGATCAACCTAACAACTCTAGATGCTAGCATTAGAAGTCTAGAGAAGTTAGGTGCCGCATTTGAACAATTTTTTTGGTTTCCTGGGAATCATGATTTATTTTATAAAGACAAGCGTAGTGTTCATAGCAGTAGTTTTGGCAAGCATATTCCTGGCGTTACTGTTGTCGACTCCATCCTTACTACCGGTGATGTTACCTTTGTCCCCTGGTTGATAGGCGATGAATGGAAGACCATGCGCAACTTGAAAAGCAAGTATGTGTTTGGACACTTTGAACTTCCCAACTTCTTTATGAACGCTATGGTGCAGATGCCAGATCACGGCGAATTACGAGCCGAAGATTTTAGTAGTCCAGACTATGTATTCTCAGGACACTTTCATAAACGCCAAGTTAATCAGAAAGTTCAATACATCGGTAATGCGTTTCCGCATAACTTTGCAGATGCGTGGGATGACGATCGAGGTATGATGACTTTAGAGTGGGGCGGTGAGCCTCAATATCAGACCTGGGAGGATGCGCCCAAGTTCCGAGTTATCAAATTATCAGAATTAATCGATAAGAAAGACGATATCATGAAATCTAAGATGTACTTAAAGGTACATTTAGATATAGACATCAGCTTTGAGGAAGCTAATTTTATCAAAGAAGAGTTTACAAACAATTATGATATTCGTGAAATGAGTTTGATACAGGAGAAAAACAACTTAGAAGGTACTATCGACGATAATCCAGATGCCAAGTTTGAATCAGTTGACCAAATTGTTAGTGAACAGCTGATTAATATCGAATCTGATGCCTTTGACAAATCGCTATTACTGAATATCTATCATAACTTATGACATTTAATATAAAGAACATAACGGGGAATACATAAATACTTTTTTAGGAGTATATTATGCCAAGAGGCGGATTTCGTTATAAAAGAACATTTACAGAGGATGAACTAAAATTGATTGCTAACCCAAATATATCACTTACGAATCTATGTGAGTTAGTTAATGCTTCTATGCCAACTATAAGTAAACTGCGAAAAGACCTTGGAGTGACTACTATTAAAGGTAGACGAGCAGGATCAGTTGTTCCGCAACAGCGACGAACTATTCAGTGTGTCTGTCAGAACCCGGATTGTAAAAAAAAATTTAGTTCAATAAAATCGGTTCCTCGAAAATATTGTAGCCATTTGTGTCATATCACTGTATACAACCCCGGAGTAAAAGGTGTCGGTAACGGAAAGATGCGTAATCCAAATACTCCAGAATATAGGAGATATGTAAGACAGGTTCACGGATTAAGTCAAAAAGTATATGAACAAAATATAGATATCATTAATCCAGAACGACATCCTCGAACGCTATGCGGAGTCGAAGGCGGATGGCAATTAGATCATATTATTCCTATTAAGGAATGTTTTGAAAAAGGTATAACAACAGAAGAGGCATCGGCAATTACTAATCTCCGAATGCTTCCGTGGAAAGATAATCTTATGAGACAATACAAAAATGTTTAAGATCCGTAATATAACTGTGAAGAATTTTCTCTCCGTCGGTAACCAAACTCAGGCCGTAGATTTTGACAAAGAACATCTAACACTAGTGCTGGGCGAGAACCTAGACTTGGGTGGGGATGACAGCGGAAGTCGCAACGGTACTGGTAAAACTACCATGATCAATGCTCTCAGCTATGCATTGTACGGACAGGCATTAACAAACATCCGTAAAGAGAATTTGATCAATAAAACCAATGCAAAAAACATGCTGGTTACAGTAGAGTTTGATGTTAACGGCACAGCATATCGCATCGAGCGGGGTCGTAAACCCAATGTTTTAAAGTTATATGTCAACGATCAAGAACAAACCGCAGATGACGATGGGGAAGATGATGCACAGGGCGATAGCCGAGAAACCCAAAAACACATAGAACAATTACTAGGTATGAGCCACCTGATGTTTAAACATTTGGTAGCTTTAAACACCTACACAGAACCGTTTTTGAGTCTTAAAGCGGCAGATCAGCGTGAGATCATTGAGCAACTATTAGGGATAACTCTGTTATCAGAGAAAGCAGAAAGCCTTAAATCGCAAATGAAAGACACAAAAGATGCGATTACAAGCGAAACTGCAAAGATCGAAGCTATCAAAACAGCTAACGAAAACGTTCAAAAGAGCATCGACAGCCTAGTTTTAAAGAGTTCTGCTTGGGAAAACAAGAAGCAAAGCGATGTTGAAAACCTAAGTAAAGCTATTATGCAGTTATCTAGCGTAGATATTGACGCAGAATTGCTAGCGCATACTAATTTAAAGAAGTGGACTGAAGATAATACTAAACTTCGCAATCTAATCAAGCAGAAATCGCAATTAGAAGCCGCAGTTATTCAAGCAGAAAAGACCCGCAACAAATACAAAAAAGAGCTAGATGATCTAGCAAATAAAACATGTCCTGCTTGTGAACAAGATCTCCACGATCACAAACACGAAGAAATGACTGTAACTGCTAATAAAAATTTATCAGAAGCACAAACATATCTAGATAAAGTGTTTAATGATACTGCAAAGATCAATAGAGAAATACAAGACGTTGGTATTATTAATAGACAGCCTATAACTTTTTACGAAACTGAAGCAGAAGCACTTGGTCATAAAAATAACTTAGACGGATTAGAGAAAAGTCTAATCTCTAGAGCAGATGATCCCAATCCCTACGACGAACAAATAGAAGAACTTAAAAGTACTGCTATACAAGAAATCACTTGGGATACAATAAATGATCTAACCCGTATTAAAGATCATCAAGAGTTCTTGTATAAGCTATTGACCAATAAAGATAGCTTTGTTCGTAAGAAGATCATTGATCAAAACTTAACATACTTGAATAAGAGATTGAGTTATTACATCGACAAAATCGGATTACCACACACAGTTACATTTAAAAACGACCTTAACGTAGAAATTACACAGTTTGGACAGGATCTAGACTTTGATAATCTAAGTCGAGGTGAACGCAATAGACTTATCTTAAGCCTGAGCTGGGCATTCCGTGACGTATGGGAAAACTTGTATCAACATATTAACTTGTTATTCATCGACGAGTTAATTGACGCAGGTATGGATGCGGCCGGAGTTGAAGCCGGTGTAGCTGTCTTGAAGAAGATGTCTCGCGAAAGAAACAAGAACATTTACTTAATTTCACATAAAGATGAGTTGATTGGTCGAGTAAACACCGTGCTTCGTGTTATCAAAGAGAACGGTTTTACCTTTTACTCAAACGATGTGGATGTTATCGAAACATAATGCTAAACAAATACAACGAGCTTCATGAAAAGATGTTTACTCAGCTAGTTGAATGGTACAATGTACATCAATACTGGTCGAGAAAGCCCACTTACGAAAAAGCAGTTGTACTACGCATGGCTTTGAAAGCCTTGCGCGAAACAGAAAAAGAAATAATGGACGAAATCCAAGTAGTCAAAAGAGCAGTTAGAGAAAAAAATCAAGCAACCAAGGAAAAGAATAATGAGCGCAACAATTGAATCAATCAAATCAGCAATCGCAATGTGGGAATCAGAAGATGCAAAGTTTACTAAAGGCAATTCAGCCGCAGGTACACGTGCTCGCAAGGCGTTAGCAGAAGTAGGCAAGTTAATCAAAGCTCGCCGTAACGAAATCACTGAAGAGAAAAATGCTCGCAAGGAGGCCAAGACTGCTTAATGTCTTGGACTTATCAAGGAAATCTAGTTGAAGAACTACCCGAGGACTGTGTTGGATTTGTTTATCTAATCACTAACACAGTCACGGGGCGTAAGTATGTTGGAAAAAAATTGGCCAAGTTTGCCAAGACCACATACAAGACCGTTAAACTTAAGAATGGCAAGAAGAAAAAGAAACGTATTAGAGGTAAAGTAGACAGCGACTGGCAAACTTACTACGGAAGCAGTCCCAATCTAACAGCAGACATAGAATTATTAGGCACAGACAAATTTACCCGCGAAATATTATACTACTGTAAATCAAAATCAGCAACAT